CACAAGGTGGTTTTTAACCCCACCGGCTGCTACCGCGCTTTTCGCGGTCATCAAGATGCGCTGGCCCACGTCAAAACCGTTTCGCTGGTGTTTGAGGATGATGCGGTGCCCCACACATTCAACTGGTCGGGCCTTGCGCTATCCGCGCTCAGCTACCTCGACGACTTTGACTGGATCAGCCTGCATGGGCGCGAATTCGATCTAGCCGCCCTCCAGTTGGTCACCGATCTGGGCAATGGCTACAAACTGTATACACCCATCGACCAACCCGTCGGCATTAACGGCTGCTGCATGGCCTATTGGATCAAGAAAAGCACCGCCGACCGCTATCGCGAAGCTGAGTTCGACGGGATGCCCTGTGACTTGTTTCTCTGGCAGAACTTCAAGGCCGCGATCATCGACCCTTCACCGTTCCTACACGACCGCAGCCAAGGAAGTCTGATCGACGTAGGGGCACGGGAGTAGCCCTTTGAACCGCTCCGGGTCAGCGGCCTTCCACTCACGCATCTGAGCAACACGCCACGCACAAAACGTCATGAACGCCCGCTCATCAAAAAAGGGATAAAACCATTTGGCGTTGGTCGGCAGCAACTTGATGCCTCTTTCGTCCAAAGCGAGCGCATAGGCGTGGTTCAGTGCTTCAACGCTCTGCTGGGAGTACAGGCGTTCCAGCATTTCGTACCAAACCTGCTTGATGATGACATTGGGCCAGCAGATGAATTGAAAATGCAGGAACACGATCTCACCCGGCAGCCGGTAATGCTTAACTTCAAGCGGAACGCGCTCCACGTGCAGATACTTGTCGGAGTAGGCTGACTTGCCGTCGTCGCAAAAAGCCACGGTTCTCCAGTTGCCCACCCACGGACAGGGATCAGCGCGGTACTGACGAGCGTTGCGCCAGACATGCGTCCACGGCACCTGCAACGCCTCCCCCGGTGTCAAGGAATCGAGCGCCATCTGCACGTAATCTGCCGCATTGGCCGCGAACGCCTCATCGGCGTCCAGCACCAAAAAGCATTCGCCGCCAATTTCGCGCCCCGCCTCCAGCAACAGGTTCCGGTCGCGCCCCTCGTTGTGGTCAGTCAGGTGGCTTTCAATAATCCGGGTAACCCGACATTCGTTTTGTATACGATAGACGTGCTCCAGCGTGTCGTCCGGTGAATTGTCATCAAAGTAAACAATTTCATCGACGCTCCGGGCCAGCGCCCGCAAGCAATACTCGATGCGACCGCCTTCGCCTTTGGCCAAGACCAATCCAACTTTTTTCATGTGCGCTGCAACTGTAGCCCGGACAGGTAACCCACGGCTTTGAACGTGATGTAACCGTTGGCCGGAACGACCAAGGAAAACTTCACGTAGTTGCTGCCCTCCACAAAAACCGGCGTCACAACGGGGTTGTTTGACTGTGACGTAGGCAGCCCCGCGTTTACAGCCACATAGAACGTACTGGCTGTTGGAAACGTGCCCTCATTTGCATACAGGTACAGGTCGAAATTACCAGCCGGAAGATTACGGATGCGAAAGGTGTTCTCGTAAGGCACCGGCCCCAGATAACCGCCCACCCAAGTTTCCAGCATGTCGTCCCAGCTTGCGCCTGAACCCGCAGCGGAGTAGAGCGGCGCGATGCGCTCCAAGATTACCGGGCTGCGCTCGTTGGCGTAAGTCTGGAGACACAGCACAGGTGCCTCGGTGAAGCTGAAGAATTCCAGCGACGCAAAACCATAGCCGTAGCCAAACCAAAAACCGTAGACACTGGCTGAATAGTAGCAGTTGGAAGCGGCTATCGTTCCGAAATCAACAGGAGTGTATACATTCCAGTAGTCCTCGTCCGACAACCCGGTCGCCGCCAGACCGGCTTTACCGCCATTCCCGTTGAAGTCGATGTTGATGAGCAGCGGCGTGGGTGTGAGCAACTGCTTGAAGTAGCTGATCCCGCCGGTCACCGTCACGAGGATGCCCCGGCTCAAATCCCGCACGATGCGATCCGGCGCGAACCGGATCATGCCTCCCTGACCCGTCACCACGTTGCCATTTTGTGGCAGCCAGTGCTTGTTGAGCGTGAGCGGATTGATGGTCTTCTTACCCAGTTCGGCGGCCATGAACAACTGCGTGGTCAACAAGGTGCCCAGCGTGTCCCCGCGATAAACGGTTTGTCCTTGGATCACAGCCACGGTCTGCAAGCCGCTGACCAGTGTACTGACACCGTTGCCGTGGTCGATCAAGACAACCTTGACCGCCGTGGTTTGCAGCGTCGCGTCGTTCGTCTGCCAGCGCGGTATCTCCGTGTAAATCTTGGTCACGGTGCCGGTACCCGGAGCGACCGCCGGTTCGCCCACCACCATCTCAACCGTGATGCCAGAGTTTAACCGGCCCTCGCCGGTAAATGGAAACAGTATCAGCGCCGACCGGGCAAAGGGCGGGCGCAGCTTGGCGAGCGTAATCAGGGTAGCGGTAGAAATGTTCATGCGGGGTTGACGGGCAGCGCCTCGGCCTCACCGTAAAACTGCGCCGGTTCTGGATCGACCAGATCAAAGGAGTCGGCATAGAACGTGGCGTCCACCGTAACCAATGCGTTGTCGGTGTAGGTGAGGTCGGACAGCTTGTAGGCCGCCAGCCACGCCCGCTTCATCTGCCAAGTTGAATGGATCACCATGTTCTGTTCAACCACGCTCCCTTGCAGCGATCCGTAAGCGGTCGGCGATTGTACACCGGGGGCCAGCGACGCCGGAATCTGCTGGCCTGACTGCATCAGCCCGGAGCGGCGACGCCGGTTCCGGTAAGTGATGTTGGCCAGTGTTTGCGCCCGGCGCAGGCGCTCGGCGTTCTCGGCGTCGACCTTGGCACTGTTGTCGATGAACCCCGTGGCGTCGTTACCCCGGAGCAGGAAAATGTTTACATTGAACTGGAAGTCGACCCGGAACTCGCTGTTGAGCTTGAGCCAGTTTGCCAGCGGCGAATAACCGTCGCTGCGGGTGCCCCGGCCTGCCCGCGTGACCGAGAGCCATGCGTCGAGAAATTTAATCACGTTGCTTTGGTCGTCCTCAGCCTTCGTGTCCAGAATGAACACGAGCTTGAAGGGATCAAGCGGGTCATCCCACGAAGGCATCTGAAAAGGAATGCTGTCGTGCCGGATCGGGTCAGCTTTGGTTCTTACCTCTGGCAGCGTGATCGACCGGACATACTGCGGGATGATGGGCGCAAGCTGAATCCGCGATACCGTGGCCACGTTCTTGACCGCCTGCGTGAAGTCGACCCAGTACAGGTCATTCCGTTGAGGCTCAAGGCCAAGGCCCGAATCGGCTTGTTTGCCCCACAGGTTGGTCTGATTGACCGTGGTGATGTCACGTGCCATACGCTGTAACTACCTTTAGAGATGAATTACGGCTTCACCTACGCTGGAATCGTCGAAGCGAACAAAGACCCGCTGAAGCTGGGACGGCTTAAAGTGCGCGTGCCACACGTGTACGGCTCAGAGTCCACCGGCAGCGGCTACATCGCTGTAAACGACCTGCCGTGGGCGCTTCCCGCCGGAATGCCTGCGGGCGGCTCCGCCGCTTCGGGTGGCTTCAGCCAGTTGCCGGAGCCGGGCGACAAGGTGTGGGTGCGCTTCCTTGACGGTGAGCCGGAAAAACCGATCTGGGAGTGGGGGATGCAGTCGACGGATGACGCCAAGAACCTGAAGCTCCACCGCTACGGCTTTGGCACGCCGGTTGGCACCCCTGACCGAACCATCTGGACGCGCTACTCCCACGCCATCGAGATCAATGCCGGTTCCATCATCCTGACCACCAGCCAAGGCTACCGGCTCGTGGCGACGGACGCGACGGACGCTGCCTCACAGGACGGCAACCTGACGCTCACAACCCAGAAGGGCAACATGATGATCCTCGATGACCTCGATGACACCATCAAGTTCATCGTCGTCGAGGACATGTATTTCACCATCGGCAGCGGCGTGATCGGGTTGAGCGACAGCTACGCATGGGAGACGATGACACAGGACTACTCGATCATCTGCGGACGGGAATTTAACGTCACATCAGTTGATGGCCTCACCCTGACCACGGCCTCGGACATCTTGATCGACTCCTTGGGCAATACAGAGTTTACAACCACAGGTGACTTCTTGATGGGCTTTGCCACGCTCAAGCTGGGACTGGCCGCCATCCAGCCCGCCGTACTGGGCACCCTGCTCACCACTTTTCTGAACAGCCTTGTGCTTTACCTCGACACCCACATCCATTCCAACGGAAATCTTGGCTCACCCACCGGGCCGCCCATCGTGCCGTCGACTGCCACACTCACCCCTCAGATACCCACGCTTCTTTCGACCACGGTGACGGTGCAAAACTGATTTTTGCCGTTCTTCTTGGTATGCCGATCAAGACGAATCTGAAGTCAATGACGCCCCGCCGCCAGCAGTACAAGCGGGAGATCACCCTGCTGTCCCACGGTTATTCCAATCCCACGGCATGGCCGGACGGTAAAATAACCATCTACCCGTGGGATAACGCCATCGACCAGTGGCTTATCGAAAACGTGCGCAAGCTGACCAAACAGGAACTTGTTTACGGACTGCTGAAACACTGCTCCGAACTCAACGGCGGCGCGGTGGACGATTTCGTGGCCGACGAGATCAACGTCGTGTTGCTGGTCAGCCGGGCTTTGACCACCGATGGGCTTGTTGTATACACTTCACTGTGTCCGTTCTGCGGAGTCAAAAAACAGGAAAAAATCAAGGTGCCGGAAGAACTGGAGAAGGTTGGTGAAAAGGCCGCCGACTATCCCGGCTTCGACGCCATCACACTGCCGATGGTTCAGGACGTGGTGAAGATCAGGCCGCTGCTGGTGAAGGATGAAAAACTCATCGTCACCCGCGACGACGAAAAGCGAAAACTGGTGGCGGACGCCGAACTGCGCACCATGATGCGGGTCGTATCCATCAACGAATCAAAGGCCGAAACCTTGGAGGAACTGGTCACTTGGTTCCGGGCGCTTCACGCCAAGGACGCCAAATTTTTGGAGGACGAAGGCCGTCGCCTGACGCCGCACCTGAACACCAACATCCCGCATCGCTGCGACGAGATGGACTGTGGTCGACAGTTCACCTATCCGTTGAACTTCGACATGGAGTTTTTTCGTTGACGCGGCCACAATAAGCCGCGAGGCGCGATACCGCCTCCTTTTTGAACTGGCTTGGGACAACCACGGATTAACCTTGGCGCTCAACGACATTCCAGACGACATGATCCAGCAGATCGCCCTGTGGCGGAACGAAAAAGTTGAACGCGAAAACTCGGCGATGCCCAAGGTACGATGACTGACCTCGTTTTCGACGCCAACAGCCTGTACGCCCGCTCGTGGTTTGCCGCGCAGCGCATCAGTCCTGACCCCAAGGAAGCCCTCCGGCTGGCCCTCAACACCATCCTGCTCCTGCTCAACCCGGACACGAACAAGATCGGCAGCATCTTCGACCGGACGCTGTTCGCGTGGGACAACAACCAGAACAAGGCCAAGAACCGCGATCAGAAGCCGCCGGAGTACCATGAAACAAAAGCCATGCTCAAGGAAGTGCTGGAGTTCATGTTCGGCACCGTGAACGTCGACCACCCGGACGCTGAAGGTGACGACATCGTGGCCACTGTTGTATACAACACCAAGCCCAGCGACCTAATCTACATCGTCTCCGGCGACAAAGACCTGATGCAGCTACAGGGCGGCAACTGCCAGTACTACTCACTCAACGACAAGGCCGTCCTCTCCACGTCATTCATCGTCCACAAATTTCACGGCATCAAACGGCCCAGCCAGATCGCGCTGGAACTGGCCGTCGTGGGTGATCCCGTGGACAACATTGGCGGCATCAGCGGCTACGGGGAAGTGCGCTGCAAGAAGCTGTTCGAGGCGGTCACGCCGGAGATGAAGTTCGAGCAAGCCATGAACGCCATCGTGGCCCAGTTGCCAGAACCACGCGCAGAAGAATTTAATGAAGCGCTGCTGCGCACCTTGCTGCGCAACGACGTGCCGGGCATTCCCAGTCCGGCACCCCTCAACTTAGCGCCGCCAGCGGACGTTGAAGATTTGGGCATCCCGCAGATCGGTTACTACTACCGCCAAGTCCACCACACCTATACCGTAGAACCGTATTAGAGGTTCAAAATCGGGATCATGCCACCGGAAGCCCGGTTGGCATAGCGCGTGACCGAGAACTCAAGGAAGGCACCCCCGGAGGCATTGCCGACCATCTGCACCTGCGGATAAGCGGACGTGACCTCAAAGCCCCTGACTTCATTTGCCGAGAGCGTATTGTAAAAATCGCTGCCTGACGCGCCCAGATCAACCCATGCCGATCCGTTGAACTCCTGAAAGCGGTAGTTCATCGTGTTCACGCCGGAATTTTTGATGATGACCTGCATGTTGACCGGCCCCTGCTGCAACGTGCTCCACAGCGTGCTCTGGGTTTCGCCGACGATCTGGGAATCTGTGATGAGGATAATCATAACTTTAGAAACGTATACGCCACGTCAGCGTGGGTGAAAAATCAGATGTTTTGTTGATGCTGACCGCTCGCACCTTGCGAGCGATCAAAGCCTCGCCGCCGCTGAACAAGCCCATCTCGCTCAGGATGTAACCATTGGCGTCGTCGTTGGCCAGTGTAAACGCTACACGTACCACGAAAGGCGACAGGAAATCCACCGCGTCGATTTCCTTGGTCGTGCTGCCGTTGTTAAGTGTCACCGGAGTTTGCAGCGCCACGTCAGTCACCTTGGCCGGTGTTAGTCCCGTTCCCACGCCAAACCGTTGGACAGTGTAGTTTGAAATCGGACTGCGGAAACCAAAAGCGTAGGCCACTATCTGGCGACCTTGATCGACGAACAAGTTGGTGCCTAGCGGTACTTCGTGACGTTCCAGACCCCAACCAGTGAACTGACCGCCTGCTGGGACGATCCAGCCGTAGTCCACCGCCTGCTGCGTCGACAACTTTTTGCCGTCGGCCAGCTTGATCCCAGAGATCGTCAAAATACCCTTCGGTCTGTTCATGGCAGTAATCCAGCCTGCGCCATCTGCTTCATCATCCTCGGATCAGTCCGCGAAGGCTCTCCCTTCGGCGTGGTCTTGTCCACAACCTTGCGGAACAGCGCGTAATCCTCTGGATCGACACCTGCGGGCGGCTGCGTAGGCAACCGCTCCATAAAACGCTGCAACCGGCGCTGGCGGTGCTCGCTAATGCGCCGGATGACCTTCCGCGACACTGATTCCAAGCGCGGCGAAAATTCACACTGACATTTCGGACACTGGGCAACCTCGGCATCCTCGACCTGCTGCACCGTCGCATCGGGGCTGCCGCAGCCGGGGCAGACCATCATCTCCTGAAGGTCAAAAGACTCCGCCGGGGGAGCCTCCAAGGGTATCTCCGGCGCAGCCGGTAACACCCGCATGACCGCAGCTTTGTAAACGTCGTAGCTCAACTTGCCAGAACCGGGTTAATCACCATGTTGTTCACGTCGACCGGGTAGTACCGGTCAATTTGCAGTGTAAACAAAAGGTTGACGTACCCGCTCTGGGTCATATCCGCATCTGAAAACCGCAGTCCTTTGATGATGCACCCTTCGAGCACGTAGGTCAGACCTTCGTCCATCGTGTTCTCGCCGGGCTGGACATTGCCCCGGATGTCCTGAACCTGACGCTGCATGTTCGGAATGATCCAACGCATGTTGCCCTTGGCCTTGACCTGTGTGGTGAGGCCAACGCCGCCCGTGCGTGGGTTGGAAACGAGCCAGTACCACTTTTCCAGCGCTTCGGCCACCTGCACACCGAACGCGTAGCGCACGGGGATTTCGACGGAGGGCGTCGGCGTGTCGCGACCAATCAGATAGTTGGTCTGCTGCATGTACTTCACTTCGATCATGTCGCGCTCGCGGGTGGGGAAGGGGAACTTCTCCAGCAGGAACTCAACGTTGTTGCGCCAGTCAATGCCCAGCGCTTGCGGAAGGATGATTGACACCTTCCACAGATCGTTGCGTTGAAGGTCAAACCCGTTCGCAGACGCAATCGCGCCGAACGTGTTGTTGAAGTTCATCTTTGACATAAGACTTAACCTAGCGTGTTAAGGACTGCGCCGCTTTCGCGGACAATCGCGTTGATGTAGATGCGTTCGGCCACGTCAGTCGGGATCAGTTCGAGATCGACGACGACCTCGCGGTTGTTGCGGGTTTCCGCCGTGTTGTTCCGGTCGTCCATGACCAGATTGTACGCTTCGATGCCGCGCTCGTTGGCAATGCGGTCAAGGAATTCCGTGAAGGCGAGCTTCAACTGGATGAGCAATTCCGCGTCATTCGGATCGAACACATACCGACGAGCCACGACTGCCATGCCGTTGACGACCCAGTTGACGAGAATGACGTTGTGAACCGCCGTGAGCTTGCTGTCGGCCCGCTGCATCGTGCGCTCGCCGTAGAGGTAGTGGCGGCCCTTGATCTTGAGGATCGGGTTCACGGAGTTGCCGTTACCGTACATCGCCTGCTTGGTGTCCTCCGACACCCGGTCAAATTGAACGCGCTGCGCCATCGGCAGGTAGCCCCGGTTTTCACCGGCAGCCGCAAACCACGGCTTGTCGACGTTGAACGTGAAGGCCATCGCCCTGAGCACACCCAGCGTCGGGGGCACCCACTTCGTCTCGGCAAACCGGTTGGTCATGATAAACCAGTTCCAGTAGACCGCGACGTTGCGGTTGTCGAGCCGTGTGCCGTCCTGCGTCGGCAGCTTGCCGTTGTGCCAGTCGACGGCTTCGCGGGCATTGAGGCCCGCCGGAACGTCACACAAGCCCATTGCGTTGATCTTGGCGCAGGTGCGGCCAATCTGTTCCATGACCGCGACGCTGATGTTGTCCATCGGGGCGGCGAGAATGTTGATGTCCACCGTGTCGGTGTCCTCGAAGGCGCGAACACCGGACATCGTGTCGGTAACGGGGTCGAGATCGCCGATCCAGTCCGAGTCCTGCGGGTTCTCGCCGTTGTAACCAGTGGTAAACTGGCCGCCCGTGTCTTGCACGTTGCTCACGGTGATCGCCAGCCAGCCCGCATTGGTTGCGCCCAAAGGCATCGGGAGCGGGAGGCCGCTGGTGGCCACGCTGCCGAAGAACCGCGCATCCCACGGAGCGACGGTGTTGGCGGGGCACCAGTTATCGGAGAGCAGGCTGGTTTCCGCGTCGACATAAACATAGGCGCTCTGGCCGCGCTCCAAGCGCACCGTCCAGAAGTTCACCGTGTCGCTCGGATCGTCTGTGATGTTGTCGTGGGTTTCAACCAACGCCGAATCCCAGTAAACTTCGAGCTTCTTGGTGCCGCCGTCGGAGCCGGGGCGAATCTTGAGGTACAGTCCCTCGGCGCTGGCTGCGCCATTGGCCCAAGTACCCTCAGTGGCCGCCTTCATAAACAGGCAGATGACCTTGCCCGTCGGCTTGTAAAGTGCGGCAGACGTGTAGTTGTCCTGCAATGGAAGCGCCTGATAGCCGATCTGCGGAAGGTCGGTCTTCTCCAAATAAATGGTGCCGCTCGTGTCGCCGTAATTGATGAGGCTGCTCTTGACGCGAACTTCGTGCGTCGAGTCCTTGTTTGACTCCTTGATCTTGAACACATCGCCAACCGCAATCGCCGTCGCGTTGGCAGAGCAGTAAAACTGGAACTGGTTCTTGTAACCACTGATGGAACCAACCGATGTATACACTGAATCGGAGTACTGCGTCGAGTTGCTGCCGTAAGTGTAAGCGTAGAGCACGCCTTCCGCCGCGTTGGCCGTCTTGTCGTAAATGCTGTATCCAATAGTGGCCGCCGTGTACCCGGCTGCCAAGGCATCACCCGCTGAGTCGATGACAATGGTGCCGCCACCTGCGGATACCACCGAAACGTTGACCGTGGAAGCCAAACCAGTTTCCTGCACGCGCAGGAACACATCACCCGTTGTCAAAAGCGCCTGAATCCGGGGCGCATTGGACACACTGTAAAGGGTGTAGCTGTTGGCCCCGGATGCCCCGTCCGACGGAGCCAGATCGGTGTACTGATTGCCGATGCGCACCACCGTAATGGCGTCCGTAAAATCAGCGATGATGTCCACCGCATCAGCCAAAAAGTAACCGCTGCCATCCGGCGTGGTGATGTCGGTCGTGTTGTTCGTTGTATAGCTGGTCGTGATCGGCCTGCCAAACGTGTTCACGAAGTCCTTCAACGACTGAATCGGCGTCGGCGTGTTGAACGGCCCTTTTGATGCCACACCGATCAGTCCGGGCTTGAACCGGCTGGTCGAGGGCGTGAAAAAGGATTTGTCGACAATCGTCGTGTAAACCCCCGGAAAGGTTTTTGGTGTGATCGTTGCCATAATCGTTTCGCTGCTTTAACTACGCATGTGACCTCACGAAAGCACCCGGCTCCATGAGAAGCGCCACGTCAGGGTCAGCGTGTGCGTGTTGAGTTTTGTTTGAGCCTCGTCAAACACGAAAACCATCGTCGTAGCCGTGTAGGCGAAAAAGGTGTTTGGACTGTGCCCGCCAAAGCCCATCGAGCGGAGCGCCACACTGTTACCCGTACCAACTGCCAACGTTCCGGTCTTGTCGACGTAATAGTTTCCAACCACGTACGCCGCAACCGTGGCCGCGACACTCCCGGTGCCCGCCCGTGAAATGGAGGAACCGAAACTAGCCGGAGCCGTGGAGGTATCAGACACAAATACGCCGATGGTCGATGTCTGTGCCGGTTCACTTGCCTGAAGCCCGTTGTCGTAATTTTGCGACGCACCGCTGGTGGCAACTTGCGAAAGGCCGAGAAACTGAATGGCTTCCACGCCGGTCGTGTCAAGGGCAGGAGCCACCGGCCAGCCACCGATAATAGCGGTCTTTGAAAACGGGGCAGCGGGCAACAAGGTGAGTTGAAGCTCGTAGGTGACGCGAAGCTGCTGGCCAGCAGTTACAGGCACCGGAGCCGCCAGCAGGATGCGGCTGAAAATAGCCGTTGGGGTGGAGACGTGCCAGCCCACTCCGATCTCGGTGTAATTGATCGTGCCGACTTCAGCCGTGAAGTCGTAGGTGCGGCGCATCTGAAAAACATTCGAGGCCAGTGTGGTGCCGGTGTAAGGAGCACCGGTTAAATAAGTGCTGGTGCGCTTCAGTTGGGAGGTCAAACCAGTTTGATTGGTTCTGTATACAACGAAGTCTGCTGCCGGAACAGTCGCAGAGTTGATTACTTCAACGACGGTCGGGCTGGTGACGGTAATGATGGTCGCTTCTTCGCTGGTGTCCCACTTGATGACCTTACCGGCATCGGTGAGGGTATCTGTAAACACGAACGTACCGCCAACCAACGTGACCGTCGTGCCAGATTGGCTGGCCGTGGTCGGACTGCTGTCGTCGGAGGTTGGTGTAACACCAGTTCCCGCTGAACAGTAACGAAAACAATCGGCCCAATGGTCGGTAGCCACTTGATCCAAACCTTGGTTGAGGATCAGGTTTTTCTGACGTGGGTATTCCTTCACCACCTTTCCAGTAGCCGCGTCGACCACGAAGCACTGGACAAAGCCTTGCGCGATCTGATGCTGCGCTTTGATGATCTGGTTCATATTCAAGCGTACGTTCCGTTGTAAAATCCTGCGGTCATCGAACCTGCCTCGAAGTACGTCCCGCCGCTGACGATCAGCGCAACGTACGTTCCCGCCGTAAAGGCACTGCTCAAAGAGCCGCTTTCGTAATAACTACCAGCGTCAACGACCACATTTGCGTAAGTGCCCGTTCCAAACATCCAGTCGGTCGTGATGAACTCCGTTCCTGTCCCGGCGTTGATAATCGTGTCAGCGTGGGTGCCCACCGTAAACGCCTGCGACTGGCTGCCCGATTCGATCAGAGTGCCAACCGAGACACTGACCGCTGCATAGGTACCGGACTCAAAGGTCACAACCTCCGGTGACTGCTCGATGTAAACAAACAAGTCCATCGAACCGACATGGAAGGCCCACTGATTGGTGCCGCCGTCACTCAACGTGCCCGCGTCCACCATATCCGCCGTGCCCGCATAACTCCCAGCGTAGAAACCCCACGACATGCTGCCGTAGTCGGTGCCAAAGGCTTCAG